TAAAAACCGAAATTTACACTTCATATCAGTTAGCATGAAAAGTGAGAAAAACATGTTAGCCCATTCGGACTCTGAAAAATAATTTTAAAAAATTAATAAAAGAATCCATAAAATTTGTGATACCAATGAACCATCAAAATTACCAAAATCACCAGCAACTACATGTTTACCTTTAGATTTTAATCTTTTTGCAATTCTTTCCCAATCCAATGAATACGGATTAGTACCAACGGCAACTTCATTATCAATTCTATTATGCATTAACCATGCTGAAAATGGTAAAAAATATTTTCTAAAAGCAACAACAAAATGTTGTGGACCAGCAGAAAATACACGTGTTTTACCAATATCAACTTTAGCAATTTCGCGACGTTCATCTTTTAATGTATCAATAAATAATACATTAGTTATTTTTCCATTTTTACAATCATCTAATAATTGATCAACATCTTTACGAAGTTGCATAGCATCTGGTCCAGTAAAATCAAAATCCATACCACTACCCATCCAACGAGTTTTACCAGGACTTCCCTTATTTTCTAAAGAATAAGGAAAACCTGGTGAAGTCGTTCTATTAATAGCACACATGAATTCATCATCTCCTGTTCCACATATAGCTTCTTCATAAGTCAAAATTCTTTGATATCTTTTAATATCTAATTGTGTGTTATATTGGCCAAGTGTAACTTGTGCAACATCTTGTGCTGCAGATTTTACCTCTTCTTCCAATAAAACAGCTGTTTCTACTCCACATTTCTTCAATCCCTTTAATAATGGACTATGTAATACACCATTAATCATTTTTGGTTTTAATAATGCCGGCTTCATAAATGGTTCAGTTAATTTTCCAGAAATACATGATGGCAAAATAGCTGTTTTAACAGCCTGTCCTACCTTTTTATCACATTTACCCAATGGACAAAATAATCCCTCTGGTACATCTGATTTAATAGTAGCATTAACACCAGTTGGCAATTCATAATAAACTTGAGTACTAATATTTTGAATATCAGTATCAATTAAAGCATCACATGCCTCATTTATTGCCTCTTGAGTTAATGGACAAGCAAAACCATATTCTTGTTTTGTTCCAGCAATATGCATTCCAATTAATTTACGTTCGATTCTTTGATTATATAAACCAACTATTGAACCACAATCACCAACTTGTGTTGGAGCATTATATTCATAACAATCCCTTTGTGTATAAGAATCGTTACCATAATGGAAACCATCATCTGGATAATATATAGTAATTTCTTTATCAATTGGTCTAATTTGTTGTAACCATTGATAAGTTCTA